GTGTACGTCCCAGTGCTTCAAGTTCTACTTTTGTCATCTCATCCAGAGATTTGTTACCCACAGGCGCTTCGGTCAATGATTGTACATCAGCGCCAGCTAATCTTGCGTTAACTAACATATCTACTTCATCATTGTGTTCCTGTAATTGTTCTGGAGAGAAACCTCCAGAAACATACAGTTCACCTGTATCGGGATCTTCCCAACCACGTTCAGTTGGGATTGCGTTACTACACCAATTTGGCGGTACTAATTTAGCCATAATATACTCCTAAGTTTTATTTACGAAGTTGTTCCAGAGTTCTCTGAATTAGTTCAGATTCCTCTTTAACTTTAACAGGTGCTTTGTCGCCTTGTGGATTATCGCCTGGACGTTTCTTAGGTGATGGGCCACCACGACCTGCCGCTGTTACTTTGTCTTTTGCATCTTCAACGTTATCTTCGACTTTCTTGTCAGACTTACCTTTGTGTTGGTCAGCAAACTCTTTCTCTTTCTTAGATTGAGTTTCACCGTGTTCTTCACCGTCAGCTTTCTTCTCAAAGATATTTTCAAGTGCATTAAGAAGATCTTCGGTTGCACCCTCAAATCCTTCTTTTGCCATTGCCTTTGATACTGCTTTACGTCTCTTGTGTAAGAACTTATCTGAATCGTCTACATCGCCATCGTTGTCGATGTCTTTGTCTTTACGATCTTTGAATTTCTTTTTAGTCGCTTTAGGTTGAACTTTATCTAGACCTTCACCATCGTCAGACTTGTCGTTGGTGTTGTCCTCTTCAACTTCTTCATCGTCATCCTTTTTCTTTTTCTTGGGTGGAATGACTTTGTCCTCTTTTCCGTTTTCGTCAGACTCATCGTCTTTCTCTACGTCAACATCTTTACCAGCAGGAACCGCTTTCTTACCTTTCTCTTCTTCATCATCTGCTTTCTTTTTACCGACAGCAGCTTTCTTTAGAAGTTCAGGATCGATGTCTTCTTTCTGTATTTCAGAGACAACCTCAAGATATGCCTCTTTCATTTTTTTAATATCTGAGATATTCATGTTGTCTCCTATTGACTTAACCAGAAGTAGTCAACTACTACACCTACTGTTGCAATTGCTACCATGTATACTATTGAATTAATGATTTGCACTGTACGTGCATTATCGTCTACCTTTTTCTCTATATCATCCAACTTTTGAGAAAATTTATTCATTCGTTCGAAATGATTATGATTATTCTTTTCGATAGCGATTAGTTTCTCCTCCGCACGAGCGAGACTGATCATGGCATCCGAGAGTTTGTCAATCTTCTCTTCAATACGATCTAAACGTTGTTGGTTTGTGTCTGCCATTTACAGTTTTCCCATGTGATAAAAAGTCTTACGACTTATACTATTTATACTTCTATGATCCTTAAAACTAACGTAGAATCACCTTTAATTATTCGGTGGTACTCCATTCTATTAATGGTATAACTATGACCTTCAAGTAAATCGAAAGGTTCTTTGTTATCCAGTTGAAGTTCCCATCCATATCCTTCCATAACAATTATTCTTCTGGCTCTTTCGTCACGATGCCATACTAGTTCTGCATCGTCAACTTTAGGATCGAATGTTCTGATCCTAGATCCATCATGTAATACCATCTCAAGGTATGGGTTACCAGAAGAAAGATCCGCCACCACTTAACCCTAATTGTTTCGCATATCGGGGTAAACGACATGCCCAGTATGCAGCTGTTGTCTTGTCATTCTGTTGGTCACACTTGTGACGAGCTGCAAACGATTTACGTGCCTTGGGATCATTCAACTTTACTTTAAGTCCAGTTGTATCTCCCCAAGATACTTTCTTTACCTTGTCTCCATCTTTAACATATACGTAGTACTTCTTAGGGCCACCACGCATAGGTTTACCGATTGGTTTCTTCTCTTCTTCTTCAAAGATACAATCCAATGCAACATTCTCTCCATTGAATTGTGCAAACTCACCTAGATTAGATTCCATGATATCTACTTCAGATGGATCTATATCTAGGTTTCCGTTAAAGTAATCTTCACGACACTGTCTCCAGTATTCGAAGTATGCCTCTGATCCAACACGGTAGATATTATTTTCTACTAGGTTGGATTCAGATCCACAGTTACAGTGGTCGTTAAATGACTTCATCGTAATTTCATTGCCTTTTGCATATCTTGTGGACTATTACTAGCCAAGTTTGCAAACTTTAATTTTTGATCGTTTCTCTTGATCTGTGCATACTTCTGAAGTACTGCCTTTGCAAGATGTTGTTTCAGGTTTACTTTCTTACCGTTCTTGAACTCAATCTGTCCACCCTTTGGTAAGTCTGCAACTCTACGTAACTGAACAATAATATTCTTGTCAGCTGCTTTACGATCATCGTCCGTTGCCTTTATATCTATATCAGCTGGATCTACCGCTTCACACTGAGTTTGTGCGGATAAAAGTTTCTTTGCTTTTGTACGATCGTGATATGCGAATGAATGAGATTTACCTGTCTTGTCATCCTTAACGATATAACCAGATGCAGTCTTCTTAACAATCTTACCGAACTGTTTGTTACCTTTTGAGTCGTAGTAATCTAACTCTAGACCAACACGTGCATCTTTCTGAGTTTCTGTACCCATACCTTTTTGTGCAAGTTGACGATAGTTCTCATCAAGTTCTACGTCTTCGTTAATCATCTTAGATACATTCATAGGAGTTTTAAGTCTACCTTTAGCATCTACTGATTTAGGATACATCTTAGCGATTAGATCATTATAACCTACAAGGACATTTAGAATATCTGCTCTAATCTCATCGGTACTAATACCTTTGATTACTTTCTTAACTGCACCAAGGTTACCTTGATTCAATGCACGAGCAACCGCCATATAGTCTTTCTTCTCTTGGCCTTTTTCTTGTTTTGCAAGTCGTGCCATATTCTTTTGTGCGAGATCTAAGTCTTTTGCATAGTCTTCGTTGATTTCTTCTTTCTGAACTCCACCCTTTGGATATTCGATACGAGTCATTACTGTCCCCATATCACCCATTGCGAGTGTAGCGTCTTTACCTTGACGACTATAGAGAGTGTACTTACCACGACCAGATTGTGGAGCAAGGTTAATCTTATCTACGTTATACTTTGCAGAACGAGACTTACTCTTGATTACCATAGGAACCTTGTGTCCTTTCTTGATAGATGAGTCAAAGTGAATGGTTAGTTTGTCACCCTTCTTCAACATATCAAACTGATCACGAGGCATCGAAACACCTTCAAAGATCTTTACTGCTTTCTTTAGAGGGATAGTTGCGATATCACCAAAGTTGTTCTTGGTACGAACCATAACTTTACGACCACTTTGATCCAACTCTAGAGAGTATGTCTTACCGTCTTTACCACGAACATTGTGTAATGCTTTCTCGTTTACTTCAGGTTTCTCGTGAGTGTAACCCATCTTCGCATACTTCTCATGGTCTGCTTGAGTCTTTGCATCTACCTCTTTACCAGTCTTGGGATCATACATCTTGTGAGGCTTGAAATCTTCTGCTAACTTGAATGGTGCTTTCCTACTGATAGTACCCTTACGTAATGCATCACCAATTAGTTTACCTAACTTAGAACTGTCGTATCTCTTGTACTTGGGCATAGACAATAGGATGTCTTGTGCTTGACTATCAGACTTACCTTTCTTCTTGAGTAGTTCGTAGTCTTTAAATAGATTACGGTTCTCATCAAGTGACTCTTCAAGTGATTCGTTTTGTCTACGTAATACAGCCGCTACTTGTTTGTGTTTGGATAAACCTTTCTTGATCTTCTCGATGGCACGAACTGCACCAGAGTAGTTACCACCAGCATATCGTTTGTCAGATGCAACACCGATTGCCATCTTGATTTCTTTGGGGGTGAATCGTTCTTCGAGTTCGACATTTTCTTGGGTGACAGACTCGATGTACATATTCAACTCGTAACGTCTGTTGTCCAAGTTTGCGACTTGGATATGTGCGTGACGGTTCTTCTTGTTAGTCTTCAGGATATACTTGTTAGTCTTACCAGAAGATGGTTTCTTTGGCCCAGTTGCAACTTTATTATCGATGTCGTTCTTATCTACTTCAAACCCTTTCTTCTTGGCAAAAGCGTAAGCGTGTTGCATCGCACCACTAAATGTTTTATGATAGAGGTCATAACCAGATGATGATTTTGCCTCACGGATTTGTTTGAACGATTTCATTTTTATGCTAGATCCTTGTCGTGATTTAGGTTACCCTTTTTCTTCTTAACGATAAAAGCGTTAACTCTTGCGTAACCCCATTGTTGAGGAGTGGTGCCAGGCCTGTGACCTGTTTTCCAAGCGGCTACACCACGGTTATAAACTTTTCTTAATGTATCAACAGAGATACCAGATTTCTTTGCCTTCCCAGCAAGTCCTTCTCCCTCTTTCTCAATGATATCGTACAACGAATATCTTCCCTCTTCTAGGTACTTTTTAAAATTTATCATTTTGTTTCTCTGTTTTTAGTCTTAGCTTGAGCGAGTCTAGCACGATCCAACATACGGTCGTGTTTCTTTTTATCAGACTCTTTCTCTTGGTCGATTTGTTTTTTTACATCATCTACTGCATCTTCAGGTAATAACTTGTGTAACTGAAGACGGTCAACACCCCTATAAGATTTTGCAATCTGTTGGGCATAGTAGTTAGTACTGTGTGGTAATTTACCACCGTTCTCTTTCTTCTTACGTACTAATAGATCTTGTAGAGTCTTCAATGCATGTTGATATTCTTTACGATTAGTCGTGATAGACTTAATCTTATTCAACATCTTACCTTCGGTAGTCTCTGTAGTAATAGTCTTACTGGTAGACTTGAAGTTCTTCTTACGCATTATTGTTTTATTAATAACTTCAAACTCTTCTTTGTTACGATCATACTTGATCACAACAGGTAGATTCAGATCCGACTGTAGGTCTTTAATTACTGCCTCACTATCTGGATTCTGTCTAATGTTCTTTGCTTTGTTCTTCGCAATCTTCTTGAATACCTTCTGCAACTCATTCACTGTGATAGCTGGTTTGTTGCGAGGATCATTCATACGATCACGGAAATGACGTGTGAACTCGACATCGACATCGAACTTGGCAAGGATTCGATCTGCGAATTTCTCAAGGTCACTGAGTTGTTTTGCAGAGACTTCTTCGTACATGTCTTTGAATGCCTTCGTATACTTGGAAGGTTTCGTTTTCGCTGTCGCATCGCCTGGAGCGGGTTTATAGGCGGAATCATCATCGTCTGCTTTCTTCCCATGTTTTTTGAAATGGGCATCCCTTGCCACCTTGGTTGACTTCTTTAGTCCTTTGTGGTAACGTGCTGGTTGAGTTCCTTCTCTATCTTTAATGTCAGCGTCTTGCTTTTTACCACTTCCCCCTTCTACTAGTTCGACCGCATCCAACCACTTACGGTATTTCTTGTCACCGCACTCAACGATAACATAATTAGATCCAAGGAAGCTAACCGTGCCAAGTTCTTCGGTTTCTTTGATGACAACCGAATCACCCACTTGATATAGCGATCCTTGTACATACTGTTCCCTTGTTTCTGAAACAACAGGTAATTCCACATGGTTCTTGAATGATCTCTCTTCCTTGAGCCCCATTCCTCTTCGCACATCATTAAACAATGATCGTGCATCTTTGTTAGACATCGTCCTAGGCACACCTTGTGAGAAAGTCACAAAGTCATTTGCAGAGGCATTTGCCCGTTGTTTGGATGCAGACATGCCCTCTACACCCTCAGCATCAGGATCTCTTGCACCAGCAGATACAATGTTGATCCTTTTGAAATTATAGAAACCGTGTCTTGCTTTGACACCGTTGTATTTGTTCAAGAGAGTGTCGAACTCTCTAATACGATCTTCCCCTACAACCATAGTTACATTACGGTAACCTTGGTCATATAATGATGCAGCTACATCGAATACGTTCTTAACTTTCTTATCCAACATAACGTTCCGTGCGTGTTTAGGGAACATCTTGCGGATATGTTTGATCTTTTGTGTGTAGGTCAACGGATCTTTCTTAGGATTCTGTGACTGAGACACAAATACTTTATAGTCTGACTTACCAGACTTCTTGGACAATGTGTCCATTACTTTACCGTGGCCGATAGTAGGCGGGTTCATTCTACCAAAGGTAAAATAAACTTCACGTTCCTCTTCGACTAGGTATTGTGAAAAATTCTTTATCACTCTTTGCCCTTACTCTTCTTTCTTGCTAGTTCTGCTTTACGCACTTGGGGTAATAACTTCTTCGCAAGTTTGTCAATTTTTGGTTTCATCTTGTCTAGACGTTTTTCTATTTCCATTCGTCTAGCCATATTTAGGTCACCTTTAGACTGACCTTTTGTGAGTTTCTTGGCAATCATATTACGTGCTTGTTTCTTTGCACGTTTCTTTAGTGTCTCCATATTCGCCATCTTACGGGCAGCTCTTGCACGACCGATTGCAATCTTAGGAGCGAGTTTTTTCATTTGACGTGCCTTCTTCAGGCGCTGTTGGATAGTAAGTGCTTCATCAGGCCCTTCGGTGGTGGTTTCACCACTGTCCCTCTTACGCTTCTTACTATTATAGGCGAGTTGATCGTCCCCAGTTTGGGTATAATCGACTGCTACGAAATCTTTAAAACCTAATGGTTTAGGCATATCTTCCTCTTTTGGTTTAACCCATTAATTACGACTAGGTTTATCCCAGCCTTTAA